GGAACAATTACGAAGAATATCAAAAATTAAATCCATACAGAGAAGAACTAGATAATAATATGATAGCTAGACATTCTCAAATTATACAAAAAAACATAGACGAAATATTGGATAAAGAAACAGAAGTTGATGATATTGACACAAAGCCAGGCATGATGAGGATATTGGCCAAGAGAGTCAACGAAGTTGAAAAAAAACTTGCAAAAGAAACACGTAAACAAGACGAAGGTAAAATGAGTGACATAGACGCAGACATGAAAAGCATGTCCGACGAAGACTTCATGAAAAAATACAAAAAGTCCAAAGAGCAAATGAAAAAAGATTTGAATGAAGACGGGCACATGGACGTTCCTAGTGCCATAAGAAACTGCGAAACAATCATAGAAGATGCCATGCAGATGAAACAAAAATTACAAACAATGGAAGGTGAACTTCCAAGTTGGATGACACAGATGATAGCAGTGGCGGCAAGCGATTTGAACGATGCCAGAGACTATCTGCTTAATCCTACGACTGAGAGTGGTATAATGTACAGAGCAGGTGTCAAGAAATACGGCAAAAAAGGCATGACGGCAATACAAAGCGCCGCAGGTAAAGGTGCGTCGCATCAGGAAATTGGAAAAATTAAAGACAAGTACATAAAGGACGAAGAACAATTTGATGAAGGACTTAAAGATTGGGCCAAAGGATTGGCAATGGCAGGAGTTATTGTGGCTGGATTGGCAGGAGTGGGATCAATACAGAACGCAATTGACAACAGTGTTCCAGCTGTACAAGCCATGAACAAAGCATACGAAATGGCCATGGACGCAGGGAACACAGAACTAGCTGATATGATCAAAAAAGACCTGTCAGCTGTCAAAGTGAGACTGGACTCTGGCAAGGATCTTAATTTTGTAAAAGCAATGCAAGAAAAATATGGTAAATTTATGACCACCGAGGGACTGGCTTACGAATCAAAACTTGCTGTATTACTGAATCAACGCATTAAATAAAGCAAACAATAGTATAAATAATTCATATGGCACGTAAAGAATCAAAAGATAATAGTTTTGCGGATTTGGTAGCTCGTTTGAAAGCTATGAGTGACATCACTCCAGATCAAGAAAGAAACCAATTAATGGAAGCGGCGCGGAACGAACCAAAAATACTTGACGACAAAGAAATTTCACTGGCTGACATTGCCAAACTAGCTGGTATACAGGAATACACAGAACAACCAAAAGTGTCTGCCAAAGCAGAAAAATTGGTAGAATCAATCACAGGTGAAAAAAATGAGTCTGTGATCACAAAAGCAATAAAAGAATCAGACGCTGATACATCGATTGCCACAACAATCAAAAAAGAAGTAACTGAAGAAGCAAATAGATTAGACAAGATTGCGGAACTTGAAGCACAACTGGCTGAACTTAAATCAGAACAGAAAGAAGAACAGACATATGACGCTAAATCATTCAAAGAAATCGTATCTAAAGATATGCAAGAATATATCGCAAATGCAAATGAAAATGAACTGGTGCAACTTTACAACGCAGTATCAGACAATGAAGCAGTTTACAACGAAGAATCATCAAACATTTTGGTCAAGACTCCAGAAACTTCAGAAATAATTGCAGACGCAGAAAAGGCAGAATCACCTGAGGAAGAAGTAGTACAGGAGAAAGAAAAAGAACAAGACGAAAAAGACGCCGAAGAAGATAAAGAAGATGATACAGCAGGCGAAGTTCCTATGTTAGACAAAGAATTCGATGACGAAGACGAGATGGGCGAAGAAGTTGAGTTGGAAAAGCCAGTAGAAGACAAATACACTAACGATTTAGATCCACAAAAATAGATAATTACGTGTATGCAACTGCACGTCAGCCAACATAAATTTACACAAGATCCAAACTATGATAAAATCATCACAGGTGTGTCTTATACTCCAGGCACAGATAGTGTGGAATTGTTTGATCAGAATGGTTATGATCTAACAAAATTAGAACAGAAGTATGCGGTGGCAAATGGTTATGCACTGACCACGCACAGGAACAAAGATCATATAACCCTAAGGCAAGACTGGTTCATAGATCGGAAGCCTGCGGTAGGTCCACACATCAATCATGCCTACATGTTTGAGAGAAAAGGATTCACCGGCCATGCATTGGAACAATTAAAAGTATGGGCCGTGGACAATCCTCATATTCATAAACTGATTGCAATGAAACCCAAATGGGGACTTGATTTCAGTATAGATTACTGCGACCATGCCGGCAATGTTTTCGAGGTATTGCATTGGGAATTTGATGGATTTGAATACCAGGAAATAGCAGACAAGAAAATATATATGGATGAATTTTTAATCAACCAAGATTGGGATGATGCATCAAAACATATTTTAAAACACAAAGATGAATGGCACCAACTTGGTTTTTTTGAACAGAGCGAATGGAAAACCAAATATTTTGGAATAGACAAAGAACGTTTCAAAGTAGTATTATGGAAATAAATACATAAAATGAGCAGTATACCCTACAACTATCACAAATATTTGGATGATGTAACTAAAATGCGTCAACGAGGAGCTATTAGTTCAGGTGAACAGATAGCATCACCAAGTTCAGCAGGAAGCAGAGGTTTGTCAAAACTTACTCAGTTTACAAATAGTGCAAACCAATTCATGAAAGCAAACGTTACCGAAAGTGCAACTAGAGAGTATAAAAATTTAGATAAAAAAAGCATTGAAGAATTAAGACAGAAATACCTACCTGATTGGGAGTACAAAGAAAACAGCCTACAAAAGAGATACAAGTTTGAAGACTACTACGAAACAATCAAGTTTTTGATAAACACAGTGAAGCCACAGGAAGAACTGGATCACCATGCGGACATAGCCATATTCTTCGACGAAGTCCTGGTTAAAATATACACACACAGAACCAATGACGTGTCAGATTTCGACTTCAAACTGGCCGTACAGATGGATATGATAGCCAAACAGAAGCATGGCGCCATAGAACCTTCTTATGGATTGGACAAATTATTAAAATAAATACACTATATGAGCACTAATTTCCAAGACATCAGAACAATTTTAAACAGAATTGACGGTTTAAATGTTGACGAACATGAATATCAACCATTCCCAGAAGAAGACGAATTTGACATCAATGAAGACGAGGACTTTGAGGAAGTTTTAGGTGTATTGGGTTTTCCTGAAGATGAATTATGGGAAGCAGAATACAGAGGTAGAAAAGTGCCACTCAACAAACCAATGAGAGGTGATGTCAAGAAATTCAAAGTGTACGTCAAAGATCCCAAGTCAGGCAATGTCAAAAAAGTCAACTTCGGACACGGTGGTACATCAGCAAAAAAATTAGGACAAAAAACAATGAAGATCAGAAAGTCCAATCCCAAAGCAAGAAAAAGTTTCAGAGCCAGACACAACTGTGCAAATCCAGGTCCAAAGACCAAAGCAAGATATTGGAGTTGTAGAAAATGGTAAAAATGAAAGAGGTGGTTGGAATCACCGAAGAAGAATTTGAACAATTAGCAGAGAAAAAAGACGCCTGCTATCACAAAGTAAAAGCAAGATACAAAGTTTGGCCTTCAGCCTATGCCTCTGGTGCTCTAGTACAGTGTCGTAAAAAAGGTGCGGCCAACTGGGGTAACAAAAGCAAAAAATGAAGTTCTTAATATTCAACGGAAGCCTTAAACCAGACGCAGAATCAAACACATTCTCTGTGTGCAAAATGTTGCAACTAGCATTTGAAAAGTTAGGTCACGAGTGTGAAATAGTTACACTCATGGATCTAAACTACAAAAGCGGAACCAAGGACATGGACGACGAGTTGAAGCCTTACATAATGAAAATATTTGACATGGACGGTATTGTGTTTGCAACTCCAATATGGTGGGGTGTGCAAAGTTCTTATATTCAATCAATGTTTGAAAGACTAGATCCAATATATAGTTGGGCAAAGGACAATCAATACCAGCCTTTCTATAATAAAGTATTTGGAACACTTGTATCAGGTGGTGGTGATGGATTTCAACACATACATGCAAACTGTTACAACTTTGCGGCAAATCTAGGATTTACTATTCCGCCAAACTGCAACATTGAATCAAAGGCACAGGGTATTGATGAGATAAAAAAAGATGAAGACACTGTAGAACAGGTTAAAAATTGTGCTATCAACATGTCTGTTTGGGCTGATATTTTAAAAAGAGCAAATCCAACCAAAGCGGCTAGGCACGGCACAGTTGATGTAAGTGCTGTTGGCGGAGAAACAGATTATGCTTTCAGTGACGATTTAAATGAAGGTAAAAGGATACCACGTAAAAAAGGACAAAAAAGAAAGAGTAAAAAGCATAGTGATTTGTACACCGATGAAGATCCAAAAGGTACTATACACGGACTAGGATTCAAGGACGAGGCCACAGCAAGATCAAGCGTATCGAAAATAAGGAAGTCGGGCAGATCACACGCACACAAAATACAGGCGGCGGTGGCAATGGAGCAAAGAGCAAAGGCGGCAGGCAAAGCAGGACCGGCGGCGATTTATCGTAAATATATAAACTCAATGAAGAAAAAAACAAAGGCTAAAAACAAATGAAAATAATTGAAGTATTCGAAGGCACACGTTGTTGGAAAGGTTACATGCGTAAAGGTTTCAAAACCATGTTTGGAAAAAGGGTTCCAAATTGTGTTAAGAGAGAAAATAAATTTCATGTGTTAGACAAGTTTGAACAATCAGTATTTGAGTCCGAAGATGAATCCTTGGCAATTAATTTTATACGTAAAAACTATGATGCATTAAACACTTGTGACTTACACGAAGCTCATCATTCCGGCCTAAGGGCTTGGTTTGGCAAAGGTAAGAAGGGCGGTGCCGGCGGTGGTGGTTGGGATCGTTACAACACAAAAGGTGAAAGGATTGGTAAATGCGGAGACAGAAAAAAAGGTGAAGGCAAACCCAAGTGCCTATCGAAGGCAAGGGCGGCCAGTCTAAGAGCATCGGGTGGTAAAAAAGCAATCGCGGCCGCTGTCAACAGGAAACGTAGAAAAGACAAAAATCCCGAAAGACGTGGAAAAGCAATTAACGTTCGAAACAAAAAGAAAAAATAATTTGCATTACTGCTAGATCTGTTATATAATGTTTATTAATAACAGGAGAAATATATGGCAGTAAGAAACTTCAATGACGCAGAAAAACAAAAACTAATACAGATCATTTCGCAAGGATCACAGGTGCTTGGCGAAGTCGATGATCTCAAGACAGGCTTGAGAGACACAGTAAAAGCAATAGCAGAAGAGCTGGAACTTAAACCTGCATTAATTAACAAAGCAATTTCCGTGGCACATAAAGGCAATTATCAAAACATTGCCGATGACATGGACACATTAGAAAGTATACTTAATACAGCCGGTAAACTTTAGTGGTTACATTACTCAAAGAATTTTGGGTAAACAGTTACAAATCAGACAAGATAGCTTTTTGGTTTGAACTAGTGTCTGTGGCCCTAACAATAACAGGATCTTGTATCTTGACATTTACATCTCCAACTCCTATAATGAGTATAGTGTTTCCAATATATTGGCTAGGCTCAAGCACATTGCTGATTGCGGCTGTGAGACGGAGGCAGATATGGTTATGTACACTAACATCATGGTTTACAATTATGAACACCATAGGATTATATAGAGTTTTCATTTTATGAGTTACATAGACGCATTATACAAAAAAGACGAAGACAAAATTTATGTTGTGGAACGTGACCCTAAAAAAGGTCGAGTGTTTGTTGAGTATGATGCAAGATATGTATTTTACTATCCCGATGCAAGAGGCAAACACAGATCAATCACAGGCGAACCATTACAAAAAGTGCAATGTGCAACATCAAAAGAATTCATCAAGGAGCAACGTATAAGATCAAACAAGCAACTTTATGAAAACGATATCAATCCAGTGTTCAGATGTTTGGAGGAGAATTACTTAGGTAAGGAAACTCCAAAACTAAATGTGCTGTTCTTTGATATTGAGGTGGGCTTTGACCCCGAAAGGGGTTATGCCACTACAGATGATCCGTTCATGCCCATTACTGCCATAAGTTGTTACATGGGTTGGACGGATCAGCTGGTCACATTTGCAGTCCCACCCAAAACTTTGAGCATGAAAGATGCAGAAATATTAACACAACGTTTTCCAAACACACTTTTATTCGAAAAAGAAAAAGATATGCTTGACGCTTTTTTACAAGTAGTAGATGAAGCAGATATATTGAGTGGTTGGAACTCTGAAGGATATGATATTCCATACACTGTGGGTAGAATACAGAAAGTACTCAGTTCCGATGACACAAGACGACTTTGTTTCTGGGGTGAAAAACCAAAGAAGAGGACATTTGAAAAATATGGCAGAGAACAATTAAGTTATGACTTGATAGGTAGAGTGCATTTAGACTTGTTAGAATTATACAGAAAGTATACGTATGAGGAAAGGCATAGTTTTAGATTAGATGCCATTGGTGAACACGAATTAGGTGAACGAAAAACAGTGTATGAAGGATCATTGGATGCACTATACAACAATGACTTTGCATTGTTTATTGAATACAACAGGCAAGACACAAACTTACTAGCAAAACTTGAAAAAAAACTAAAGTTTATAGAACTTGCTAATGAAATTGCACACCAAAATACGGTGTTACTACAGACAACAATGGGTGCAGTTGCGGTCACAGAACAAGCGATTGTAAATGAAGCACACAGGAGAGGCATGATAGTGCCTGGAAGAAAATTTAGAGACAAGGACGCAGAACCAGTTACGGCGGCCGGAGCATATGTGGCAACTCCAAAAAAAGGTATACATGACTGGATAGGATCAATCGACATTAATTCTCTGTATCCAAGTGTGATCAGAGCACTTAACATGGGTCCAGAAACAATAGTTGGACAGATACGTCCTGTAATCACTTCGGCGGAGATCAACAGGGCAAGACATGCCAAAAAGTCATTCGCGGCCGCATGGGACAACCAATTTGGTAGTTGGGAGTACCAGGCAGTAATGGCCAAAGAAAAAGGAACTGAACTAATTGTGGACTGGAGCGATGACACCAGTGTGCGTATGAGTGCGGCACAACTGTATGATGTTGTGTTTGACGGCAACAACAAATGGATGTTGAGTGCGAATGGAACAATATTCACATACGAGTACGAAGCCATTATTCCAGGTTTGCTTAAACGTTGGTATTCAGAAAGGCAAGACATGCAAAGAAAGATGCATGACGCAGGAGATAACGATATTGAAAGAGAATATTGGGATAAGAGACAACTTGTAAAAAAAATTAATCTAAATAGTTTGTATGGTGCCATACTGAATCCCGGATGCAGATTTTTTGACATGCGTATAGGACAATCAGTAACACTGACAGGAAGATGTATTACAAAACACATGGGGGCCAAAGTGAATGAAATCGTTGCAGGAAAGTATGATCATATTGGTGAAAGTATCGTGTATGGAGACACTGACTCTGTGTATTTTTCCGCACACAAAACATTAAAAAAAGAAGTAGAGTCAGGAAAAATACCCTGGGGCAAGGACGACGTGATCGGCCTTTATGATAAAATTGCAAATGAAGTTAACACAACGTTTTCAAGTTTTATGAATAAAGCATTCCATTGCCCAACTACAAGAGGTTCTGTTATCAAAGCAGGGCGAGAACTTGTAGCACTCAAGGGTTTGTTTATTACAAAGAAAAGATATGCTGTATTGTATTACGATAAAGAAGGTGAACGGGTTGATACAGCAGGAAAGCAAGGCAAAGTCAAAGCAATGGGTCTTGATCTTAAAAGATCTGATACTCCTGTGTTCGTGCAAGATTTTTTAAGTGATGTGTTGTATCAAGTACTGACTGGAGAAACAGAAGAAAAAGTGCTAAAGGCAATATCTGATTTTAGGGCAGACTTTAAAGCACGACCAGGCTGGGAAAAAGGCTCCCCGAAACGTGCAAATAATGTAACAGACTATTGGGAAAAGGAAAAAAAACAAGGCAAAGCAAATATGCCTGGACACGTTAGAGCAAGTATCAATTGGAACACCTGCAGACAGATGTATGGCGATAAGTATTCACTGCCGATCACAGATGGTGCTAAAGTAATTGTGTGTAAGCTGAAAAACAATCCATTAAACTATACAAGCATTGCGTATCCAGTAGACGAATTGCGTATTCCTGACTGGTTCAAAGAACTTCCGTTTGATTCCGACGCGATGGAGCAGACTATATTGGATCAAAAACTTGATAACCTGATCGGTGTTTTGGATTGGGACATCCAATCCACTGAAACCACAAACACATTCAACTTCTCTCT